ATGAAGGAGCGCGGTAAAATGATCAAGATAGGAAGTAAATTAGCGTTCGGAGGTATGGATCAGTTGGCTATAGATCTTGGAGTTGATATAACAAATGAATTAAAAAAAATATTAGTAGAAGGAGATTTGAAAAATCAAGATCAGAGTGTACATGCCTTTTTCGTGAACTTGTATATGGAGTTTATGTTGGTACATGAAGACCCGAATTCAGTAGATTATGAGGCGAAAGTGAGATTATTACAATATTTAGTTCCTAGAATGGTTCAGCGTCTTACGCGATTATATTCAGATGTGTGGGTGTTGCATTATGGAGGAGTTCCATCAGGTTGTTATAATACATCGCATATGGATTCATGGATTATGGGACTCTATTTTTTCCTGTTTTGTACAATGCAATTGTCTAATGCACCAGAACCAGATAAAGATGAATTAGATGCATTGGTATCGGCAGTATGTATAGTCATATATGGAGATGATCACATTTATAATAAGGGAGATACAAGAGTGAGCCATTATTTGTCAGGCTATAATTTTCAAACATTCCTGAAGTCTGCATTTGATGTGGACTTGAAGGAGATTTATGATGGTGTTCCTTACCTTTCAGTAGTAGATCGAGGACGAATAGTTAAACGAGGTTGTTGCTTTCTGAAACAATTTGCAGTATTGAATCCTTATAGAGATAAGTACCCAGGACAGCCTCGATACTTGCCGTTTAGAGAGGTAAATGAGTTCATGATTAGAGCAGCTTACGGGAGAGAGTCAGAAACTAGAACAGAGAAGGAGGTGTGTCTTGCTTTAATAGGGCATGCCTATGGTACGTATGCGTCAAATAGAATAGCGTATGATATGTTGATATCCGCATACACCTATATATTATCTCGTAGGCAATTTGATTGGACAGAAGATCAGGAATTGGAGAAGATATATGCTACGAAGTCCATGCGAAAGATGCGCAATCAGGGTATAACAATAAAAGATTTGCGAAGAGGATTTCCTACTTGGGAGACATTGATAGCCCACAATAAGTGGGATCCCGA